GGTCGTCATTGACTTTGACCCCACCGCCCCTGCGTTGGCGGATGGCGGTCCTTTTGACCGCAACTTGGCGGAAGAGTTGCCAAATCAGGTCCTGGCGGGCATCGCGAACGAGCTTTTCTCTCAATACGACGACAATTTGTCGTCCCGGAAGGACTGGGAGGACACCTATTCGAAGGGCCTGGACCTCCTGGGTTTCAAGTATGAGGAGCGGACCAAGCCGTTCCGCGGCGCGAGCGGCGTGACCCACCCTCTGTTGGCTGAGGCCATTACGCAATTCCAGGCGCAGGCCTTCAACGAGCTTTTGCCTCCGGATGGTCCTGTCCGGACGGCGGTGATGGGCGGGTCGAGCGTCGAGAAGGAGAAGCAGGCGCAGCGTGTGCGCGAGTTCATGAACTATTATCTGATGAATGTGATGGAGGAATACACTCCTGAATTCGATCAGATGCTGTTTTATCTGCCTCTGACGGGGAGCACCTTCAAAAAGGTCTATTACGATGACGTCTTGGGGCGCCCGGTAAGCCGTTTTGTCGAGGCAAAAGACATCGTTGTGCCTTACGCGGCGTCTGACCTTGAGACTTGCCCAAACGTGACGCACGTTTCGCGGATTTCGCTCAACGATTTGCGCAAACAACAGGTCGCTGGGCTGTATCGGGACGTTGACGTGCTTCCTGGGGCCCCTGTTCAGGACAACGCGACCGACGCGGTTGACAAGATTGTGGGCGTAAAGCCGACAAATTTGGACGATTCTTGCGTTTTGCTCGAATGCCACGTCGATTTGGACATCGAGGGCTTTGAAGATAAGGACGAAAACGGCGAACCGACCGGGATTCGCATCCCTTATGTCGTTACTTTGGTGCAAGGAAGCACGGAAGTACTGTCCATTCGTCGGAATTACCGCGAAGACGACCCAAAAAAGTCAAAAATACAGTATTTTGTGCATTATAAGTTCCTTCCGGGCTTTGGTTTTTACGGTTTGGGGCTGATTCACACGATTGGGGGCCTTTCCCGGGCCGCGACGGCCGCTTTGCGGCAGTTGATCGACGCTGGGACGTTGAATAACCTGCCGGCGGGGTTCAAGGCGCGCGGTTTGCGGATCAGATCCGACTCGGATCCCTTGCAGCCGGGCGAATTTCGCGATGTGGACGTCCCCGGGAACGCGATCCGCGATGCGTTGATGCCGCTGCCCTTCAAGGGGCCGGATCAGACGCTGTTCCAGCTTTTGGGGTTCGTGGTTTCGGCTGGGCAGCGCTTTGCGACGATCACCGACCTGAAGGTTGGCGATGGAAATCAGGCGGCCGCGGTGGGAACGACGGTGGCGATGCTGGAGCAGGGCACGCGGGTGATGAGCGCGGTCCATAAGCGGCTGCACTACGCGATGCGGCAGGAGTTCAAGATCCTGGCGCGGCTGATGAAGGAGACTTTGCCGCCTGTCTATCCGTACGAGATTGAGGGTGCGGATCAGGCGGTGATGGCGAAGGATTTTGACGACCGGGTGGATGTGATTCCGGTGTCGGACCCGAACATCTTCTCCCAGTCGCAACGGATTGCTTTGGCCCAGGCGCAGATGCAGCTCGCCATCCAGGCGCCGGAGCTTCACAACCCGTACGAGGCGTTCCGCCGGATGTATGCCGCACTTGGGGTGCGGGACATCGACAAGATCCTGAAGCCGAAGGATGACGGCAACGTGGCGCCGAAAGACCCGGCCAAGGAAAACATCGACTCTTTGGACGGGATCATGTTGAAGGCGTTCCCCGGGCAGATGCACGACGCGCACATCATGGCGCATCTCCTGTTCGCCAGTTCTGGCCTGACCCAGAGCATGCCGGCGACGGTGATATCGTTGCAGAAGCACATCCTGGAGCACGTCCAGTTGAAGGCCCGCGAACAGGTCATGGCGCAGATGCAGCAGCAGGGACAACCGGCCGGCGACCCGCAAGCGATGATGCAAGTTGAGGCGGCGGTTGCGCAGGCGGTTGTCCAGGAGTTGCAGAACTTGAAGCAGATCAGCGCCCAGTTGTCCGGCGAGGGGCAGCAGGGGCCAGATCCGCTTGTCCAACTCAAGCAGCAGGAGTTGCAGATCAAGGGCCAGCAGGTCCAAGGCCAGCAGCAGATCGACCAAGCGAAGCTCCAGCTTGACGCGCAAAAGGCGCAGGAGCGGGCGCGGGAGTTTGAAAAGAGGCTGGCGAGCCAAGAGCAGCAGACACAGCAGCGCCTGAACGCGTCGTTGCAGCGCGAGCTGTTGAAGTCTCAATTGTCGGGTGGAAAGCAACCAGGAGGGTTCGTGCGATGAAAGTCAGGACAGAGGGCAACAAGCAGGGCAAGGTCCCCGCCGCGGTCAATCACGCGATGGTCGAGGGCCAAGGAAAGATCCCTTATGCCAAGGAGACGGCGGTGTCGACGCCGTCGACGGCCAAGGGCCACGACCTCGCGGGCAAGAGCCGCGGGATGGGCGCCGCGATGCGCGGCGGGTCATTCAACTGCACATGATGGGGGGCTAAGATGCCTTTGAAAAAGGGGTCGAGCGACAAGACCGTCAGCGCGAACATTCGCACGATGATGAAAGAAGGCCGCCCGCAAAAACAGGCAATTGCGATTGCCTTGAGTAAAGCGGGCAAGTCGAAGCCCAGTATGAAACGGAAATAGGAGGCGATAACGGTTGGATGGGTTTAGAATCGTTCAGTTCGTCCAAAAGACGATCAAAGAACGCAAGGCGCAGGTCCTCGACGTATTGGAGGGGAACGGCGTTTCAAATATGGAGCACTATCGACATTTGATGGGCGAGTTGAGCGCCCTCAACTATGTCGCGCAGGAACTCTCGGGCCTGCTAGAAAAACAGGAGCAACTGGATGACTAGCTTGTCGTCTGCTACCGGGAACGAAATAGCCCCGGACATACTGGCAGCACAACGTGCAATCGACGCGATGTACGTTGCAAGGAAAGAGCGAGTGCTCGATCCTTCTCTGGCGGACAAAACGCTGTTGGAGCGGATGCCGACCCCGACGGGTTGGCGGATGCTCATCTTGCCGTATCGCGGCAAGGAGCGCACTGATGGTGGCGTGTACCTACCGGAAAAGGTTAGAGACGACGGCCAGATTCAAACGGTCGTCGGCTATGTGTTGAAACAGGGGCCTCTGGTTTACCAGGACCGAGAGAAGTTCCCAACCGGCGCATGGTGCAAGGAGCGCGATTGGGTGGTCTTCGCCCGTTACGCAGGATCGCGGTTCCGTATCGAGGGTGGCGAGGTGCGCATCATCAACGACGATGAGGTGCTGGCCACTTTGTCCAATCCGGAAGACATCATCAGTTGGTGAGGAGGACTGAATGTCCACGACGAATACGGGCATGACGCCCGAAGACAAGATGGTGCCTTTGGACACGAGCGGTGTCCAAGCGACTGAGGTCGAGGTGCCTGTTGCGGAGGAAACCTCCGCTCCTGTTGCCGCCCCTGCGGCCCCTCCGCCGGCTGCCCCCGCGGCGGCTGCGGAAGAGGACAACGAGCAGGAGGAATACAGCGCTTCGGTCAAGAGGCGCATTGATCGTTTGACGCGGAAGATGCGCGAGGCCGAAAGGCAGCGCGAGGAGGCTCTGCGGTTTGCCACGACCGTCAAGGGCGAAGCGGAGGCGATGCGGAACCGGCTCCAGAACCTGGATGCCGGGTATCTGCGCGAGCATGGCAGCCGGCTCAACCTTGAGCAGAAGCAGGCCGAGGCTTTGCTGAAGCACGCGGTGAGTGTGAGTGACGCTGACCTGACGGTCGAGGCCCAGAAGAAGATCGCGCAGTTGGCCATCGCCAATGAGCGGTTTCAGATGGCCCAAGCGCAACAGGCGCAGCAGCAGGCACAGTGGAAGGCGCAGCAGCAGGCCGAAGCTCAGCGGCCGGCTCAACAAGCCCAACCTCAAGCGCGGCGCCCGGATCCAAAAGCGGAGACGTGGGCATCGAAGAATGAGTGGTTCGGCAAAGATGAAGCGATGACATTCGCCGCGTTTGGCGTTCACAAGAGACTCGTGGAAGATGAGGGGTTTGACCCACAATCGGATGAGTACTATTCTGAGTTGGACAGACGGATGGCTCGTGAATTCCCTCACAAGATCCAATCGTCTCAACCGCAAGCCCAAGTCCAGACCCAGCGTCCGACGCAGGCTGTTGCGGGAGTATCGCGGTCCGGGCAACTCGCGCCCGCCCGCGCGCGAAAGGTTCGTCTCACCCCGAGCCAAGTAGCCATCGCCAAGCGTTTGGGTGTGCCGTTGGAAGAATACGCCAAGTATGTGAAGGAGTGACCGATGTCCGAAGAAACACAAAAGGGCGGTTTTGAGGGCATCAGCCGCGCCTCTCGCGCTTCCTCGTCCCGGGAGAAAACGGCTCGGCGTAAGCCGTGGGCTCCCCCGTCTGCACTCGATGCGCCGCCCGCGCCAGAGGGCTTCAAGCACAGGTGGATTCGCGCAGAGACACGCGGCTTTGATGACCGCAAGAATGTCTCTTCGCGCTTGCGCGAGGGTTATGAACTCGTTCGCGCCGACGAATATCCTGATTTTGAAGCACCGGTTATCGACTCCGGGAAATTTCAGGGCGTAATTGGAGTGGGAGGGTTGATGTTGGCTCGCATTCCTGTTGAAACTGCGGCAGAACGCAACGAGCACTATCGGAGCAAAAACTCTGTCCAGGTGGAAGCCGTGGATCGCGAGCTTATGCGCGAGAATGCACATCACACCATGACGATCCAGAAACCGGATCGTCAGTCCCGTGTAACCTTTGGTGGCCCCCGACGGGGCTGACCACATCCTAGAGGAGCCAGGAAATGGCAAACCAGGAAACTGCATACGGGCTTCGCCCCGTTGGTCTTGTTGGCGCGGGCGCCAACACGACCGGCGTGACGAAGTACGAGATCGCGTCGGACAACACCAACGCCATTTACCAGTATGGCCTTGTGGTGCCGACGTCGAATGGCGTGATCGACTATGCCGGCGACACCGCAGGCGGCACGACAGCCGCTTTGGGCGTGTTGATGGGCGTCGAATACGTCGACGCGACGAGCAAGAAGCCGGTCTGGAAGAACTACTGGCCGGGGTCGAGCGCGGTGTCGGTTGACACCAACTACCCGATCAAGGCCTTTGTGACCGACAATCCGATGCAGCTTTATCAGGTTGCCACGGATGCGACGATCACGAACC